TCCAATGGGTTGATCTCCATTACTTTTTTTTCTTCCCATTAATCAATTTTTTGCTTTTTAGCACCTGGATATTTTTGTACTCTTTCCAAAACCTCATTCCAACCTGGTTTTCTCCTCACAAGTTTATTTTTCCATTCTCCAACTTCTCCAACACCTGGCATAGTAGATGGATCAGAGTAATCTCTTGACCAATCTGGATTGTCTTCTGTCCATTGATCCCACTTTGTGACACTCATCACAACTTCTTTTTGTTCACCAGTTTTTGTATTAACAACAGGATATGTAGCCATAATAATTGATTAATGTATAGTTATTTATTAAAGAAAATTAAAATTAATATTGTATCTCAATTTAGAATTACTTGTCGTTGTTGATTGATGTTCTTTTGAAGCATCAAAAAATACGATACGGTTTGCGACACTTTCAACTTTGGTTCCGTCAGAGAATTTAGTATATCCGTCACAAGTATTTAATGAAAATACAGCACCAACATGCTTGTATTCAAAATCAATATGTTCTTTATGTTCCTTCACTACGTTAGTATAAGGGTAAGCATTCATTTTAATTCTAATCATAGTTTTAAAATTTGCTAATTTTTTAAATTTAGGTACAAACATTTCATATATCTTACCACAAATCTCATTTTGTGGTGTATCCATTAAATATACCATATTAATCAAATACCAAGACCAGTAATCCTCAGTTTCTTTCTTTTGATAATTTTCAACATTAGATACAACACGGAACGGAATTTGATGTCCGTCATTACGATTAATCGTATTATTTACTAATAATTCAAATTCATTTTCGAGTAGAAAATTATCAATAACCTTTAAATCCATTCAAGTGCCTCTGAGACTGATGGAAATTGTTCGGTAAACACTTTGCGACAAGCTTCTGCTATCTCCATGTGTTCTTTTTGTGTTCCATGTGCAGATCTCAAATTGATATAATGTATCCAAGAACGACAAGAACCTGTCATATAGATTCTTGTAGGAGTGCATAATGGCAATACCATTCTAGCACACTCTTTTGCAACTCCCTCTTCAATCATCTGATTATATAATGCTTGTGCAGAGCTGAAAAGAGTTGTCATTTGCATTTGTAATTTTTGAACTACAAAATCATCTAAATCATCAATACTATTTTGACGATTCTTATCATCCTGTCTTCTTAGAGCAGGTAATTCAATTTTACCTAATGCATTACTCTCAGCATATCTTTGAGAGAACTCTTGGAATGTAAAACTACGATGTCTTAATATCTGTGCTGCAATCGCTCTTGTAGTTTCAATCTCAAGGGTCATTGATGACTGTTCAAATACTGACCAGTGATTATGCTTAATACAATATCTCAGTAATCCTGCATAATTTGGATTATCTTGATTGTTTGGATTAGAAACTCTGGCGATATGTGCCATTGTTTTTTCAGCATCAGGTGTGATACTTATTAAGTCTACTTTCATTTACCGAATCCCTTCGATTTTTTTGCTTCAAGTTCTGCAAATTCTTGCTCTGCAATTTTAAGAGTTTGTTTCATCTCTCTTAGTTTTTCATCTGTATATAGATGATCTTGTGCGATCAATCTTTTAAGTAATTTAATTAGAGTTTTTTGTCTACCCATTAATCTGAACCATCATCAAACATTTCATCGTAATCAAGTGGTGTAGATGTGACATTTTTCTCATTTTTATATGAGTCTACATCAGAATACACCTCTACTTTCAATGCGTCAACCATTAGTTCGAGACTACGAACTATGTCTTTCAATTTATCACGTTCCATAATAATAAGACTTTTACATATGATAGCATAAAAAAAGAAGGGGATCAACCCCTTCGATATAATAGTTGTGTTTCAGCATATATGATAGTTAGAAAAATCATACTCGCAAGAGAGATTTGTAAAACTACCATATTATGACATTCCAACTTTTTTCTTTACACGAAGACCACGATACATTAAATCGTGTCTGTTACGTTGCTCAGATTCTCTAATAATCTTAGCATTGTATTCTTCAGTGTCATACTCGACACCACGATAAGTGACTTTTGCCATTGGTTTTCTCCAAAGTAGTAGGTTGATTAGACCGTTCCTTCAGTCGAACATTTGCGTCCCGTAAGGGATGAACGAACCCGTTCCGTGTCGGCTTACTTGCGACCTCATATGAGGTTGAACGTTGTGTTAATACTAACACATTCATACTATATATGCAAGCACTTATGTATTCTTTGTTACAAAAAACCTTACACACGAAAAATTTTGGGGAAATTTTTTTGCGGTATTTTTGAAACTACTTTCGTTTTTTCTTTTGGGGTGAAGAACTATTGTAACCCCATAGATTAGGTTTGATTGTACCTCTACCATAGTCAATAGACTTTATACCCATCTTAAACTTATCGTAGTACATATCAAATACATTGACTCTACCACCTCTTGTAAGATCACGATGAAGTTTATCCTCATGCATATAAGTTACAATGAACGCATCTGATGGAGCAGATGTGATTGAAACTTGCTCCATAGTACCATCTTCTACAATGATTTCACATCCATAATCTTTTTTATGTGTTTCCTTTTCCTTTGCTGACCAGATTGTTTCTTTCTTTTCGGGTCTCTGTAATTTTGATGCGGTCATGATCTACCTCCCCACTGAATGTCTGAATATGCTTCTGACACAACATCTTTTGAAATCTTATATTTTGATTCTAGATTCTTATCTTTAACTAGAGTTATGATTTCTGCCTCTAATGGGTGTAAACCTTCAAGAATATTAATGAACATTGTTTCACGACGAATATTATTCATCGCATCATTTCCTCCTTTCAGAAAATGATAGAAGTTAACATATTCTCTACGAATTGTTGTGTGTCCTTGCTTATCAGTAGTTCCTAAAGAAAATGAAGAAGTCTCATGCATTTTACGAACCTCTTCAGAAATTCTTGTACTTAACGTGCCACTATAAGATGTTTGATCATCATAACCTGTGTATGGTACATCACCTTGTGGGAGAATTGAAACAACTGTTTCATCAAAATTCCATATGAATAATGCCTTGAGTGATGGATCTTCATATCTTCTCAACACTTCAACTTTTTTTGCCTTTGATCTTTGCTTTGATGCAAGGTGTAATACCTCAAAAGCAAATGGTTTTAAAGGAAGTTCGAGTGGATCTTTTTTAGTCTTCGTCTTCTTCGCTGTCGTTGTCATAATTGTTTTCAAATCTAAATGCTACAATTTCATCTGGTACTAAATTTCCATTGATGTCAAACATCTCTGGATGTGGTCTTGGAATCTCTCGATAATTCATCATATAGTCTCTTGCGACCCAACCTATAAGAATTCCAATTAGGAAAAACATAATTGAAATAGGTAAAGCAAGTGCTGTTAAGACTTGAATATCCATGATACTCCTTTGGTTGTGTTATTTCTTTTTCGACAAAGAAAATTCAAAATAGATACCAATCTCTTGATTAAAAAAATTAAATATCTTATCAAAAACAAATGAAATAGATTTCACAGGTTTTCTTTTTCCCTCATTGAGGATGAATTCAAAACCACGATTAATTTCGAGGTCTGATTTATTTAGCTCATCCACCAATGATTTTTCGTTCTCTGAGGAACTCAACTGTTTCAACTGATCCTCCTAATGTTTTACCATCACATACGACTTGTGGAAATGTAGAACCAAATCCAAACTCATCGTAGAATGCTTTTTTATCAAAGTGTTCATCTAAAGTATACACCACAAACTTACTCTCTGTCAACTCTAAAACTTTTTTCACTTTCGTACATGCTGGACATCCATCCTTTGAAAAGACTGTGAAATTCATATGTTTTTATGGACTTAAATAATGATTTATACAAATAAAAAAGGGAGGATACCCTCCCTTTGTGTTACCACCAACACACTTCCCCCACCACAGGGAAGTATCTTTAGTCCCAAATCTACAAGGATGCTAAAGACTTTTTTAGTATAGTGTATATTTTTAATCTTGTCAAGCTTATGATGGTTTAGTTGGCCAGGTGACAGATGATAAATCTAAGTTATTAAAACTATCAACCTTTGGAGTAGAACTTGCAGGTAAATCACGAAGTGCCTGACGATATGTTTTCCATGCTGTTGTTTCAGCAACACCTGTCTCTGATGCTTTTGTAACCACCCAGTCAGTTTCTGCGAGAAGTTCATCTCGTTTTTCCCTGAGAAGTCTTACAGGTTCAGCAGAATTTAATCTATTCAACTCAGCAGTAATTTCTGCATCAGTGGGTACTGAATCTGATCCTAACCAGTTCAAACCAGAATAATCATCTCCAACCCATGTGTATGAGGCTTTTGGTCTTAATGAAACGAGTGCGTCTTGTTTAGTGTATTTCATTATTGTGCTACCTCCAAGAGAGTCATTCTAGATGGGCTGTTTGCATTTTGGTGTTGAGCTATATACCTCAATCCATAGTTAGATGTGTAAGTTCCTGCCCTCATACGATAACTAATAGCCTGTCCTAATGAATATGACGGTGTATCTAATTGCGTTATCGTGGTCATTCTATCAGATCTTCTATTATTTGGAAATGCTCCACCCAAATACATCTGGAACTGAATATTATTAAAACCACCACCTGCAACATCTCTGTCTAGATAAAAGTTAATTACCTGACTCGGATCACTATCTACACGAATTTGACCTTGTTGGTTTGCTATAACTAAAATTTTACTTCCTGCCTTTTGAGGTGTGATAGTTCCTGCTAATCCAGTTACCGAAGTTGCTCCTTGTATTGTTGTTTGTACATTGTGTATACCCTCTGTGATCTGAACGATTTTACCACCACCTGCTTCTGCGAATGTTCCATCACCTCGCAAGAAAGTTGAATTACTTGCAGTTCCTCCACCTAATCTAGCAGCAGTTACAATACCAGTTAAACTACCTGCAGGTATATTCGTTAAGTTAGAAGCATTAACAGATGCAAATGTGCCAGTTATATTAGCTGCAGGTATGCTTGTCAGATTTGCAGCACTTACTGCTGGTAATGTCGATGGAAAACGTGCATCTGCAATGGTGCCCGTTAATTGTCCAGCAGGTATACTGGTTAAGTTTGCTCCACTACCAGTTACATTACCAGTTACATTACCACTAAAATTATTTGCAGTTACAATACCAGCAATAACAACACCATCAGCACTGGTTGTGATTGTACCAACACCTGCAGTGTGCGTTATTTTATTTACTCTAATTTCTGATGCCATTATTTTTTTAAATATTTAGTCGGATGCCTCTGCAGTGTTGGTCTTTGCCCACTCCAAATATTCTTGGTAATCGGTGTTTGCTTCGTCAATAGGTATCAATCTATTGTCAGCCGCTTTTATATTTAATAAAAATCCATGAATAGGATCATTTACTAATTTATAAATTGGATTTGATGGAAAAGCCATTGTTATAATTCCGCAGTAAATTTGAATGTTGTTTGATTAGCTGTATTAGTAGATCCTCCCAAAGTAACTGATCTTGTGTTAGTTAAATCTCCATTTAGGGAAAAATTCATATGACAAGTAGTAGACAATATGCCAGCACTATCTAAAGCTGTAATGTTTGCATAACCACTACCATCATAAATGTACTGCCCTGCTGACGAACCTGTAGTAGTTATTGAAGCTGTAGGATTAGCTCTAAATTCAACTGGAAAAGTAAAAGTCACCTGATTGGCTTTATTAGAAGTTCCTGGAACGTACCCTCCAGAAATTTGTAAATTTATATACTGTTGATAATATCGCATACAAAGCCTTTTCTCTTCTCCAAAACTGCGGTGCTCGAACGGGGTCGCTTCAGGTCCAACTTCTAACTGAACTCCTGTAATCTCCAAAGTTGCATCATTTGTTGTAAACCATGAGTTAGCTTGATCTTTACTTCTTCCTCCAGATGACCAACCTGCCCACTGATTATAAGTAACTGAGTTATTCGTCATATTTGTTCCATAAATGGCGATTGGAAAGACTTGAAAACCACTTCCATTATCATCATCTATTTGTAAATTAGAATTACCAGGAATTGATTTCGTTATTTTTGTCCATGTATTTGCAGATAGAGTTCCAGTTTCATAAGGATAGATATACATTGAACCATCTACTGTTTTTACAAAACCATTAAAATTTTGTGAGACACTTGATCTAACCCAGAAAGATAGTGTTATATAACTTGAACTTGATTTATAATTCCAACCACTATTTCTTATATCTTGTGCTTCTATTTGTTGATTAAAATTTATTTGGCTGCTTGCTTGTAGACCACTTGTTTGATTTCCGTTTGTAAGTTTATATGTTTTAGTCAAACCCAAAGTATATGGTGTATCACTTGTTGTAAGAGAAGCTTGAGCAAATGTTGGATTTTCATTTGTTCCAACATATTCATGTTTCCAACGATCTAAATCACCATAACCATTAGCTGTAGATGAACTAGCTCTTTGGGCCACGTTCATGGCTCCGTTGATTATGATATTGCGATGAGAAAGTTGTCCTTGTGATGGGATAAATGCAGTCGCAGTAACGATACCAGACATATTAATGCCTTTTGTAAAGTTAACAGGACTATTCCCATTCTCTCCTAATATATTTGTGACTCTAATTTCTGACATTACCCACCTATCTCCATTGCTATAAGTGATGTCTGTGATCTTGCCTGTGCAATAGAACTATTATTACCGTTTGTTGAGTTCCTATTTAAAAAGAAAGCATATGATGTACTTTGACATACAACCTGCACTTTATAAGTAACAACACTTGTTGTATTTGGATCATCAACACCAGTAAATCCTACTCCACCTGGCATATGATCATTATTATATGACCAACCATGACCTTTAAAAGTAATTCTATCTCTACTACCATCTGCAGCACCATTTAATTTATTGTCATTTGAATAACCACCACCACCAATGTCTCTCATAACTCTAATACCATTACCATAATCTCCATTATTTATCCTCGTACCAGCAGCACCCATACTACACGAAAGCATTATTTTACTTGAAGTTGAAGAAGGAGTTATAGAAATACTTAATCCTGTGATATCTGTAAAACTGGTACTGTTCGTAGTAAATCCATCACCTTTAAAGACATTTACAACTTGAAGAATTTTACCTGTACCAGTTAATGAAGCACCACTACCACTAAACGATGTTGCAGTACAAACACCAGCAAATTGTGCGTGACCTTGATGAGTGATTGTTGCACCAATACCAGTTGTTCCAGAAGTAGGACCTACAGTAAATCCTGTAGAAAGTCCAACTGGATTACTTCCATTCTCTCCTATTATATTTGTGACTCTTATTTCTGACATTATGCTTCTATCTCCATTGCTGTAATTGTGCTTGAGTATAAACCATAACCAAATGAATCTGAAGTAGTGTATGAGTCATTAAATTTTACATTTCTTCCACTACCAGAGTTTTGTGCAATACCAAAATTATAATATCGTGAATTAGTATTTCCAGCAGTATCAAGAAAACTTAAAGAGTGAAAAGTTGGATAATTATTACTGTGTTGAATTGCAGCACTAGTCATCCTTCCTCTACTACCACTTGCATCACCTACCGACCCTGTTAAAACTGAACCATCTTTATGAAATCTTACAAACATTGCACCTACGTTTGTATTACTAGAAACGCAGACATCACCTATAAGCAAAATTTTATTTGAAGCACTACTAGGTGTTAATGTAACTTTTAAACTAGCATTATCATAATTAAAGAATGCACCACCAGATGTAGCAATAGTTGAAACATCTGTTTTAGTAACACTAACAACTTGAAGAATTTTACCTGTACCAGTTAATGAAGCACCACTACCACTGAATGAAGTTGCAGTAATAATACCAGAAGATACATTTATACCTTTGGAAAAATTAACAGCATCAAGTCCGTTATCTGCTATTACATTGTTAACTCTAATCTCAGACATTTTAAATATTCTCCTCCACTATTTAGAACACCTCTAAAACATTCATAATGAATGTTGTTCCAGCAGACACATGGAATGTTGCACCAGTTGATACTACAATTCTTGATAGTCTTGTGAACGCTGTATTTCCTGATGTATTATCAGATTCAATTCTAACTGATTGACCTGCACCAACTGTAAATGCCTCTGTTGTTTTGAATATCAGATTTTCAAGTGTACCTTGTGTGCTACTCAGTGCTGTTGAAAATCCACTGACTCCAGTTAGATTTGCACCATCTCCACTGAATGATGTTGCAGTAACACTACCACTACTTACACTTATATTACCACTACCTACAGTAACATTACCACCACTTACATTAATACCACTTCTCGCAGTTACAACACCGATTGAGTCTACGTTCGCAACGTCTTCATAGGTCAAAGTACCACCAATGCCAATGTCACCTGGTGTTGTTATATCTCCTGTAATTCCGTTTAGTTGTATTCCCATTTAACTATACCTTAATATTTAAGAAGAATGGTTCCACTTCCACCATCACCAGATTTATGGTTAGGATCAGTACCATTATTCTTGGCACCTCCACCACCACCACCTGTTGCAGCTGTACCATTTTGACCACTAAGACTACCAACAGCACCACCATCACCGCCACCTCCATTACCTCCTTGAGCAACGGTGCTATTATTACTACCACCTGCGCCACCTCCACCGAAGTAACCACTTTCACCATAGGATGTAAATGAGGAGAATAATTGTCCTACACCACCAGCACCAGCAGTTTGACCATCTGCTGAGTTAGCACCATTACCACCAGCTCCACCTCCACCACCAGTGGCATAGGTCTCACCACTAGGGTATCTGTTACCTCCAGAGTTTCCGTAAGATGTCCAACCAGAGAATGTGCCTTGGTTAGATGAAGCACCAGTTCCAGATTCCCAAGCACCACCACCACCAGATCCACCTTGGGTTGGTGCATAATAAGATGCACCAAAACCAGGTTTAGTCGGAGAACCACCACCATAACCAGCACCATAACCACCACCTTTAGCAGTTATAGTTCCTCCAGAAATTGCAAAGGTAGTATCACTACCTTGGTTTCCACCACCAGCATACCTCTCACCATTCGATGACATTCCAACTCCTAATCCACCAGCACCAACTGAGTAGGCGATACCAGAGGATTTATCTGTTGCTGTGAATGTATAAGAAGCTCTATAAACTACACCTCCAGCACCTCCTCCACCACCTGGTACATTAGATGAACGAGAACCAGAACCACCACCACCAACTATTAGTATTTCAGCCGTATTTACACCTGATGGAACTGAGAAAGTACCAGATCCTGATAACTGAACAAATGCAGGATTAACTGTTATAGTATATTGTCTTGTAGATGTATTAGTTCCATCACTTGCTGTTACTATAAATGTTGATGTGGTGCTTGAAGAAACTTGATTAGCGTTGCCAGAGAAAGTACCATTAGAGTTAAAAGTTATTCCACCAGGAACAGAACCAGATGTGACTGAAAAAGTAATACTATCTCCTTCATCATCTGTGGCTGTAACTGTTGTAAGACTTGAAGCAGAACCACCACTTACTAGGGTTCCCAAAGAACCAGCGGCAACACCAAAAGCTGGTGCAGCATCTATATTAAAAGCATTTGCTAATTCACCAGACAAACCTGAATTTGTATTTGTAACTTTAACTTTATAAGGTTCATTCGCACTTGTTATTGAATTTGGTATTTGCGCCGTAATTTGTGTTACGCTATTTCTTGTAACTGAACCTGCCGAAGTTTCTGTTCCATTTTTATCAACAAATTTTACAGACACAGCAGAACGAAAATTAGTTCCAGTAATGACTATATTAGATGGCAAAGCTGAACTTTCAAAATTAGTTGGACTTACAGAACTAACAACTGGTGGAACATCTATCGCTACCCACTGATTACCATTATAATATTCAGCAAACCCTTGTGTACTATTAAATCTTAGTGATCCAAGTGTATCTACTCTTTGACCTGTAGTTCCTACTGGAAGTTTAACACCACTTGTTCCCTTGCCAGTTAGATTATTTACAGTTACATCAGCATTAATTCCATTTGGATTAAAGAAAACAATACCACCACCATTTCCAGTGATACTGCTTATTCCTGAGATGCTATTTGGTCGAATTACTGTCATATCTTTATTTATTAGACCACCACAAAGTTACCATCAACATTTAGAACACCATTGATTGATACAGGACCTGCCATCAGACCGTTCATTGAAGTTCCAATATAATGATTACCGTTGATTGCATTATCATATAGTATCATACCATTACTAACATAAAGTCCTCTTGCAGAATTACCAATTCCTTGTAAATCAGCATCATCAGTGCTTGTAGTTCCAACACCAACGATTGCAGAGGCAGTTTGAATACCAGTGACTGATGTGGTAAATGCACCAGCACCACCTCCACCACCTGCAATGCTTATGTCAATTCTATTACCATCTTTTTTAAATGTATTACCAGCACCAACAAAGTTAAGAATACGAACAGTTCCAATACCTGAACCACCAGATTGAATACCTACAACTGGATCGGAATCTAATAAAGTTACATTACCACTTCTACCAAATACACCAGTGACATTTGCAGTAGATGCACCAGCAAAACCAATATGTCTTACATGAATGACTGTACCATTCGCAGGTGCAGATGCAAAGGTAAGTGAATTAGAACCTGTGCCTGATACAGAATATGATCTAGTATTTTGTGAATCAGATGGATATTGAATGACACCATCTAATGCAACTAAGATATTATCATTATTGACAACTGCTCTTGATAAAGTAAATGTTGTTGTGCTTCCATCAGCAGTGAATGTGTCTACTTTATTATCTGAGATATC